TGGGGTGAGATAACTCACTGGGCAATAATTGACAACGCAGCACACGGTGCCGGTAATATGATTTGGCATGGTGCATTGACTGCATCCAAGGTTATCGGTGACGGTGACACAGTACAGATCGCTATCGGCGATTTGGACTTGACCTCAGACTAATCTGCCAGTGGAGTTCTAATGCCTGTAACAGTATTCCAAGACGACTTTGAGAATAATAATCTCAATAAGTGGACGGTGGCCGAGGCTCAATGGTCGACACAGGGCGATGTGAAGTACGCCGGAGACTACGCCGCGTTGGGGTCGGGGGGTGCAGCAAATAGGATTTTAAGCTATACACTGCCGTCCGCTTTAGAACACGCGAAAGTCTCATTTTACGCAAGAGTTAACGATGTTACTACGGGTTACAATGTAATTACTGTTCCGGCAATCGCCCTGGTAATGAGGCTTGGCAATTTTGAATACTATAACGGGACATATCACGGTCTTCCAACGCCGACAACCTTTATAGCTGACACTTGGTATAAAATTGAAGTTGAATTTGACGCCAGTGAAAACTCTATCAAGTATTGGATAGACGATAACTACAAGGGTGAAGTTACAGACCTTCCCTTTGCGTCCTTTACTGAACAAAAGTTTTTAGTAGCTGCGGTTGCTGATAAGAATATCTACATTGACAACGTGACGCTTGAAAACATGGATGTCGCGATAGCTGGAACTGCAGATGCACAGTCAACTGCAGAAGCTATTGTATCGGTCACAAGGAAGGTCAGTGGAACTGCAGATGCAACATCTACTGCGGCAGCTACTGCTACCGTGCGTGTTTTCATTATAGGTACCGCAGATGGTCAATCGACAGCGTCAGCAGCTACAAAGGTTGCGAGGAAGATTAGTGGAGGTGCCGATGCAACAAGTACTGCGTCAGCTACCATCAAGGTCTTACGAAAGATATTGTGCACTGCGGATGCACAATCTACTGCAGTAGCTGCTGTTACCGTGCGTGTTTTTATTATGTGCTCTGCTGACGGCCAAACTACTGCAACATGCGCTGTGATTGTGACTTACGCCGAAATAACCCCCGCTATGCACGAGGACCTGATCAACCCTTATGGTGACATGGGGGCATGGTTATGGCTCGTAGAAATTGTTATACCAACACAAGCTACGCAGAGAATTGCACGTAATACAGTCGCGGTAGTTTATGGTGTCACCTCGTTCGCGGCAGGCAATTTTGACCCCCCTGGCCGGATACCTCTCGCTGGTGATGGAAGTATACCACGTATCCAATTGCGAGTGGCACAGGATGGGACTGGTACTTTAGAGGGTATTGTCAATGCAACTAAGGGTGGTGAAAATGGGACGGTTAAACTCATAAGAACCTGTGAGAAGTATTTCAATTCGCCCGTCAAGGCACTCGAACGCACGTATGATATACTCACAGCAGGGAGTGACCCTATGTGGGTAACATTCTCGCTCGGGATACCAAATCCACTTACGCAACGTATCCCATTATGGTCATACAATAGCAAAGTGTGCCCCTTGGCAACACCGAGCCTCTTCAAAGGACCGAGATGTCAATATCCTGGTGAGGACGCAGTGTGCACTGGATTGCTTAGTGATTGCCGTACCAAAGGTAATGAAGATAATTGGGGTGCCGAGATAGGCCTCGACCCTGGTGGCGTGAAGGTATAGTATGTTAGCAATAATACCATTCATATTTACAAATCCCTGGATTGTAATGGGTATGAACTTCCTGATAACCGTTGCTTTCTGGACTGGTGTGGCCTACCTTGGTGGAAAGTTCCTCGGCCCCGACATGCCGGAGGCTGATACGGGTCCTACCGATGATGCACAGAGCCGTATGTGGAGGCCTCGCACAACTCAGAGTGAAGGTATTGCGAGGCCGCGTGCCTGGGGAAAGAACTTGCACCACGGTAATATTGTTGCCAGATGGACCGACGTTGTTGATAATCGTGAAGTCTTGTATATGATTGTCGAGCACGGCGAGGGTCCTACAAAGGGTATTATTTATGTCAATGGTACGCCGCAAGTTTTTATTAATGACCAGCCGGTAGGAAACTTCACCAGCGTAGATATACAAGAGCGGTTGGGTACCCTTAACCAAACCTGCATGGATGGTTTCGAGAAACACAAAGACGAGTATCCACAGAATATTGAGCTCCTCAAGGACGAGCCGGTGATTGTTACAACACACAACGATTACTTTGACGACCTGGAATATACCATCATGTTCCCTGATGGCCTTTTGAAATATCAAAAAGATGGTGACCGTAAAACTTCTACATGTCATATCAAAGTGCGTATCCGTGAGCACCCTGATGGCGGCTGGACGGAGATTTTTAACGAAGGCATCTCAGCCCATTCACTCAAGCCGTTGTTCAAGCCGTATACAGTCAGCGACTTGTGGGATAATGTAGAGAGAGGCACGCAATATGATTTAGAGTTTACCAACTTAACAGGGTATAGTGAGCGGCATGTCAATGACGTGTATCTCCGTAGCTTCCGTGAAGTCGTTGACATTGCTTTCAAACGTCCGGGTAAGGCACTCGTAGGTATTCGTGCAGTTGCAACAGCACAGCTTAGTGGACAGCTCGATGTTAAAGTCGTACGTGAAGATAGGCTCATCAATGTGTGGAACGGCACCAGTTGGAATATCGAGTACTCACGTAATCGAGCATGGGTCGTGTGGGATGCGCTCACGCAGCCTGTAATTAGTGGTGGTGATAATATAATTTCTAATAGCAACTTCTCCAACTGGTCTGGTGATGACCCTGTCGACTGGACGGTGGTTGGAGAATCCGGTAGTGACCCTGAAGTTTCAGAAGTAGGTACCGGTGAGGGACATGGTGGAACTGGCACTGGTTTGTGTAATATTTATACCTCTGATGGGACGAATGTTCGCGTTCAGCAAACAGTAGCACTTATTGTAGGCCGGGAATACAAAGTTTCATTAAATATAAACCATATTGTAACTGGTGGAATAGTTGTTATTTCTAACTCTGGGATGTTCCCAGCTAAATATTATGGTACGATAGGAACAAAAACTTGGACTTTTGTTGCTACGGGGACTTCGGATGAGATTCGTATACATCGTAGACAAGCCGGTCAAGCCGCAGATGTAACTATCGATGATGTATCTGTTGTTCCTTTCTTTGCAATTGAACACTATGAGGGCTTCTCGCCAGCGTATTTAGACCTCGATTTTTTCTACGCCTGGGCAGAGTTCTGCTCTACTCAAAAACCAAGCGGCTATCCAGAACCAGACGATGAAGAAGACCGTTTGGCATGCGACACTATCCTCGACTTCCACACGTCTGTATGGGAATTTGTTAAGGAGCTTGCCAGCATAGGCAGAGCCAATCTTTACTGGAGCGACACTTTAACTGGGTGGATTGATACTACTGTAGCCGCAGTGAGTGGGCTGGTCACGATGGATAGCGTAATGGCCCGTAGCTGGAAGAACGCCTGGTCAGAGAAAAGTGAGCTTGCGGGTAAGGTAGAGGTGTTCTTCCAGGACTCGCGTCAAGGCTACGAACGCATGCCAGCAGTGTTGCCGAACGAGAGCGCTGGTAGTTATACTAATATAATCTCGATCGAAGGTGTCGGTATAACTACCAGGGGTACTGCAATCCATGTCGCGAACCATGCACTCAAACGTAACGAGCTCATCAGGAATGTCAATTCTTTTAGGCAGTACAAAGATGGATTCCGCTATAAGCCCGGCAACACTATAAACATTCAACATAAGACACCGGACTGGGGCTCGGGTTATCGTGTGGTGAAAAGCACTGCTGCAAATAAGGTAACTCTCGACCGCACATGCACTGCTGAGGTTGATGATCTAATCTTTATGCAGAGTTATGACACGGCGCTCAAAAAAGTGAGGGTAGACAGCTATACTGTACTGTCAGTCGCAGGCAAAGTCGTTACGATTACAACAAACTGGGATGTGACCCCTGTTAAGAACTACATGTGCGCAATCGGTGCGGATGGCGATATCCAAACACGACGTATTACCAAAATGGAGCTCCGTAGCGATAATTATTTCGATATCGAAGTGGAGACTTAC